TTCAAAAGGAATGGTATGAGTTTTTGTATTTCTACAAACTCATTACATACTGTAACTGCGTAACTAATTTTCATAATGTTTTATTAATGATACTAATATACAAAAAAATGTTCTAAAAAACAAACATTATAGAGATTATTTTCAATCGTGTTCACTATCACAGCTAACTTACTGATTATCAGTTAGTTACGTTGTTATCTCTACGTTCCCTAGCTTCTTCTTCTATCTTTCTTCTCTTTTCTCTTGTATCAATCATATCAAACCTACCCCAATCGTAATTAACCGCCATAATAGAACTTAGTTCTAATAAATTAAATGTTCTATAAGCTGCTGTTAATTGTTTTTCAGTTTTAATTTCAGAAGTATAAAATGTTTTAGAGGCCTCATTAATTTTAATCTTAGGTAAATCTAATTTTTTTACCTTTGGAGATACTGATATGATTTCTTCATAGATTTCTGCGATTTCTAAAAACTTACCTGGTGGTATATTATCTAATGATAATCCATGCAGTTTACCTTTTGTTGTGTTTGGCCATTTAGGTTGTAATACAAAAATAAGATATGGTTTCAATACCTTATCTTTTCGTTGGTATTTACACTTAATCACCATACCCCGTTCAATTTTAGATTTACTAATTCCGGTCTGGTCTGATGTTTTTCTTAAATGTGTATTATAATATCCCACTATTTAACTTTCTTTAGTTTAGGTAAACTCACCTTTGGTGGTTCAACGTTCTTATTTACTTTTTTAAGTTTAGGTAGTGATAGCCCAACTGTTTGGGGTTTACTATCTGCATCTTTTAAATAAGTATCTAACAACTCTACCATTTTTTCAAATGTAAATCTTTCTTTTGTGTACTGTCTATGTTTACGTGATTTCTCTAAGTATGGTTTATAGTTCTTATAAATATCTTTCATAGTACCACCAGCTACTGAATAATCAATTGTAAACCATTGTGATTCTTTTAATAAGAACTTATCAGCTGCAGTTTTATGTACGTCATCCATCTTACCTGTAATACAAGAAACATAATCAGGATTTAAGAAATCCATATGACCACTCCATGCTGATACTACCATTGGTTTACCACTAATTGTTGCTTCCAATAAAGGTCTACCAAATCCCTCACCTCTCGTAAATGAAACATGCGCTTTCACCTTTGGGTGATTGTAAAGTGCATTCATTTCTTTATCCGTTAAATCAGAATGTAATAGATATATGTTTGGTAATCTGCCATCTAATCTATTTCTAATATCTTTGATAATTCTTCTAATTCTATCTCTATCTGGTAATGATGTACCACCCGCACTCGTCTTTAGAATCAATGCTGGTAGGTTCTTCTTACCTTTGAACGCTTGTAAGAATGTCCAAATCAATCCACTTACATTTTTTCTATCTTGCTCAAAATCACCTTTTAACCAATGCCCTACGAATAAGAAACAAAATGATTCACTAATCTTAGATAATGTATCATTAATTCTTGGTTCTGATGGAGCTTTATTATCATATATTTTGGTATCATAACCTTCAAATAATACTTCAACAGGTTTTTCACATCTTAAAGTACCCACTACTTTTTTAGTTGATTCATCCTTTTTATCAAATACAGTATTTTCAGCACATTGTTTTCCAAAATTAGATGAGATAAGAACTTTATCCATACGATTCATACCCTCTAAACACTCAGGTGGCATTACAGTTGTTTCAACACCAGCAGTTACACCAATGTTATATTCACCTACAGGTTGAAATTCGTTTGGAACTGTAATCTGAACCCATACGTTTGGTTTTGCCTCATTACCTTGTGGAATTAGTATTCTATTTAATAAATCATCATCTTTACCAACTTTAAGAGCATCCATTGGAGTCTGACCCCATCTCTGAGATAGAATCTGAATATCCCAATCTGGTCTTGCTAATATCAGAGCTCTTACAAAATCTCTACTTCTTGAACCATACCCACTTCTAGTGGATATTGGACAACTAACTATACACGTTTTCTTTATACTTTCCATAATACTAATTCTGTTTTTGGTTTCCAATTCTTAAATACCCCATCAATTGCATCGATATATCTCTCACCCATATTCTTAGCACTCATACCAGCTTCTTTTGATTTCATCCACTCCGAACCTTCCAATCCACATTCAATCCTTCTATCTGGTGATGTATCATACCACTGTCTAATTGCTTTTGCCACATCCTCATAAGAACATCTATCATCGAAAATGTATGGTGTTGGTGGTGAACCTTGTAATGAACGATTAGATGGCCATACAGGATTTACCCAACTACCCCAACTTAAATTTTGTGGTAACTTTTTTCTATTATGTAATGAACCAATCTCAATGTATTCATCAGCAGTTATATATTTACCATCAATAGTAAAGTTACATTGGTCTTGTAATCCACCTGTAACATTAACAATTATTGGAGTTCCTGCATTTACTGCCTCACAACTCGCCAATCCAAAACCTTCGTTGGATGCAATATTTAGATTTACATCTGCTAAGTTATACAATGTATTTAATTCTTTTGTACTGAACTGATTATTGGTAAATTGTATATCGTAATCGGGACAAACATTTTCAATCACTTCTACAAGATTAGTTCCGTTTTCATCTACAGGTTGTGTATGTAATAATAATAAACAATTCTTAGCTTCATCTTTTGTTAGAGTATCACAAAATTCTTTGTATGCCAATATTACATCACCAGGACTTTTTCTTCTAATGTTACGATTATTCCATAGTAGAATAAAATCTTTATAAGTAGGAATCCCTAGTCTTTGTCTCATTCTCTGAATCTTTTCCTTACCATCAAGTGTATTGAAAATTGGTTTGAACTTCTCTGATACACCATGTGGTACATATTTCATCTGCCAATCATCATAGTGTTCACCATACTTCTCCATCACCCTCTTATTGATACCATATGTTTGTTTTGAGATACTCATAAGTAAATCACAACTTCCATAGAATGGAGCGTTCCACATCGGGTCTGGCAAATCATCCCAAATGTTTAGATATAATATTGGAACATGCTTACGAATCTCATCTTCCATAGCATACAACCATCCCCAAAAACGTGGGTCTGTAAAGTGTAATATAGCTTTCACATCTTCATTAATTAGAATCTGTCTAATTAAGTCTTGATTACCATATCCACTTTGGGGAATGATTCTAACAGATGCGTGGTCTATTCCCAATTCTTCATTTACATCATCAGATACATCGAAAAACTTACCCTCATCAGGATGTTTCACCGCTGCTCCAACTTGTAACCAATCATATTTATGTGCTGTATGGAGTACCATCTCCTTAGACATAGTAGCGATACCACTATGTAACCTTAAATCATCTGATAACAGAAGTATAAGAGGTTTCTTATTTTCTTTACTCATAACTTGTTTTCTTTTGTAATAAATATAATAATTAATTTATATAATTCACTTTTTTTCCAAATCTTACTAACAATTTTTCAAAGTGTTTTTGTTCCGATGGTTTAATACCACCAAAGTAAAAAAACTTATCTGCGTGTTTCACAACACAATCATACTGATGTAGCGTTTGGGTTGGATGAAATGGTTTGGAATAATATTCATCACTCATTCCACTATATAAGTTTCTAACTGTATGGGCTGGGTTATATTCTGTGTATCTAAATCCAAACTCTATTGCGTATTTTCTTATATATTTTTCACCACCATCTTTATTACCTCTCGTTATAATATTAACATCCGTTCCCATTTTCTCTTTGATGTTAAAAAGAAACTCTCTTAATTTTCTAACGTTCTCATACTTTGGTGAACTCAGTATTGCTACGTTCATTTTTTTGTTGTTTTTTAAGTTGCTTTTGTACCCGTTTCCAATATCTTTTTGTAAGACTTTTCTTAAACCAGTTCGGACCACCATTCCAAGCTCTTGCGATTTCTTCATATGTACTATTTTTATTGTGATAACCATTTACGATGTGAAACATTTCAATCGATTTCTCTCTACTCCATCTATCCTCTAATGTATATTCTAAATCAGATTTCTGAATCTCTAATATGCGATTTACTTCTCTAACCATAATAGGTCTGATTTGTAAACAACCTGCTGCTTTTTCTCCTTTATGATAAGCAGAATCATTACCCTCACTTTCTACCATAATCATCGCTTGAATCAATGGGTTAACATCTAAGGTATATGTTGGTTTTACGAATGTGGGTTCAACTACTTTCACCTCAATCTTAGTTGGTTCTAATGGTTCAACTGAAATTGGTTGTGTTTGTGTACCACCCATTCCAAATGAAACAGGTAGTAATAATAACATTAACTTTCTCATACTTTATGTCTATTTTCTTTGGGACAACTATCAAAATCGTTTTTGAATGGACACCACTTACAATTCTTATTGTTCTTACCTGCCATAGCTGGGAACTCTGAATCTGTTTTGTATGAACCATCCTCATTGAATGCGTTCCTAACAAAATCTTCGAAACTCTTAGTAATCTTATTTAAGGTAGGTTTACCACTAGCAGGTTCAAATGTTTGTACTCTCTTCTGAGCGAACATCATACCTTCCATCAACCTACGTTTTACGATAAAATATTTTGTACTGATTCTATCCAATGGATATCCGAATTGTTCTGATAGGAACTTCTTATACAACACCAATTGTGCTGTTTTGGTTTTATCAGCTTTTTGATATTTGTTCCACCCATTAGTAGATGTTTTGATATCCCAAATCTGTAGTTTGTTTTCGTATGTATCTTCGAATACTAAATCTAAGAATCCTCTCATATATACATTGTGAGAATCTAATGCTTTAGAGTATATTGGTAATTCAATAGCCACCAAATTCATATGACGGGTATTGAAGTAATCAACTCTATTCTTAGTAACCTCATTGAGTATAGCGATACCATCCTCTAAGAACTCTTCCATCTGAGATGAGTTACTGAATTCTACTCCAGTCTGTTCTCTCATCTTTTTGTATTCAGTAACCATATGTTCGTATAACATCTTACCTAAATCCAATTTAGCAGCCTCATCAATAGAGTTGTTGTACAATGTATCTAACCACTCTTGCAGAACTTCGTGCATAGCAGTACCAAATACCAAATGTATGGATGGGTCAAATGAACGATTACCATCCATATAATTCAACTTCCATTGATGTGGGCAGTTGGCATACATTGTATATTGAGAATATGATACCTTAACATCATTGGGTTGAGGTTCTTTGACCCCAAAGGTAAATACGTTACTTATCTTTGATTCTTTCATACAATTATATCTATTATTACAGTACTAATATACGAAAAATTACTGTATTTACCAAATTTTAATGTTATTAAATTGTTAATTTTTAACAATTATTTAGCCCACTTTTTTCTTTGGACTATTTGAGATATAATTCCATATACTGATAAATCTTCATAAGTATCTTGGATATTCTCACCAACCTCATCCGGCTGTCCTAATACAACTAATTGTTTTAATCGTTGTATTTTATCGTTTTTTCTGAACCATAATCCAACTAAGGATAATTTAATATCCTCATCAGATTCTAAATTAGTTCCAACTGAGATATTACCTGGTCCGTAGTTCCTTTGTTTCTTACAAAAGGTTACATACATCTCATCCAATATCTTTTTGAATTCCTTTGTAGTTTCAGGATACAATCTTTCACAATATTGAATTGCATTTTCTTCTTTGTTTTTGGTTATAGTACGTTCACCATTATGGACTACTTTCGATTTTGCTTCTCTTAGTATTTCTGCCATATTATTCTGTTATAGGTAAATCCAATACATCCTTTTTAAATGCGTCTTGTAGTTTTTCTACACCTGTTTTTAGGTCATCTATATTGTTACCAAAAACTTCTGTTGGATATTCACCATATCCTACAATTTTGTTTTCTACATTATATTGAACCTCATGTATTCCATACACATCAGTACCACTTTCATCTTTATACTTACAAACTCTGAAATTCCAATATGATGGGTCATTTTCAAAGTTTAAATCTAATTCTAATTGATTTGGGTTATCTGAACCCGTCATCATTGTTTCTAAATTTTCGCTCATTTTTTTAATAATTTTTTTGATTCTTTTTCCGTTAAACCATATTTCATTAGGATATTTATCACATCATCGTTTGATAGGATTTCTAAATAATCAGTAACCTCTCTTTGAGATACTCCATACCATTGTGATAGATACTCTAAACATTCTTTGTTATACTTACTCGATTTACTACCTTTGATGTATTTATCAAATGTTTTCTTTTTTGGTAAAAAATCCAAATATACTTTATATACATCTCTAGCTGATAGGAATCCGATTGTGTACTTTTGTAATATATTTACAATAGGTAACAAATCTAAATTCATACTCAACCATCTATTAATGATAAAAGGTGAGAAAGATTTCTTGTCCATATCCGATAGAGATGTCCAAGATTCTTTCTTCTCCTTTATACCACTCAGATGTTGAAAGATAGTCTTAGCTTTCACAGTATTTTCTGATTTCTTCGCCATTAAGGTAGTAATTCTTTAGGTAAAAACTTCTCCGATACATGCCCACACTCTGCACATCTAACTACAGGAATCGGTAACATTGATTTTTGCCCATTCGGTGATTGAACCGCTGGAACTTCTTTAAACATTGTTACTTCTTCCCAAAAGATAGAATCACAATTCTCACAACTAACTGTTGGAAGTTTTGTTGGGTCTAATTTCATTTGGGCTTGTGGTGGTTGTTGTGGGTTACCACCCATACCAATCACTCTTCCTTTACCTTTACCTTTTCCCATAATTACTTGTTCTCTTCTACTGATACTTTTCTGTAATCTGTTACTAATTTTTTGATTTCACCAATAGCTTTCCTAGCTCTACCTTTAGATGCTTTAGTTGTACCATTGTGTTCTGTTTCAAATTCTACAAATAAATCTTTTATCTGTTCGAATAATTGTTGTGATGTTGCCATAACGTTTTCCTTTTTTAAATTAATTATTGTTTTATATCGATTATTATTTCTAGCATCATAGCCATAATATTAATCTCCTTATCTACTACAGATGCATCTTTATACTGTCCATCTGCAATCTTCAGTATGGTATTACCCACTTTACCATTTGCGTAATCATCTACATTATCATACATAAATCTGTAAAATGGTGTAAAATCTTTAACCTTTGAATCAGCTATCACTTTTCTAACAGATGTAAAGATATCCTTTACACCCCCATTTGATTTAAGTAGTGTTAATACTTCATCCATATAGTTTGCTTGAATCGTTGATGTTTTATCAATCATTAGTTCACCCTTAATAACCTGTCGTTGTCCTGCATTTAGAACTCTACGAATATCAGGATATCCACTATTTACTAAGATTGCTAAATCACTCATTTCGTATTTAACTTCTTCTTTATCTAAGATATCCTTTAATCTCATAGCCACCTCTTTCTTAGATGGTGGTGTAATTCCAAATGTTTGACATCTACTCTGAATCGGGTCAATCACTTTCTCTACATAGTTACAAGTCAAAATAAACCTAGTAGTTTTTGAGAATGTTTCCATCAGATTACGAAGTGCTGCCTGTGCATTTGGTGTTAAGTAATCAGATTCATCTAATATAACCACTTTCCACTTACGGAATCCCATAGAAGATGCGAACCCTCTAATCTTATCCCTAACTGCATCTACTGAGTTTTCATCAGATGCATTAATGTACATAACATCACAATCAATTTGGTTTGTAATGATTTTAGCTAATGTGGTTTTACCCGTACCAGCTTGTCCATATAAGAGTAGATGGGGTACATCCTCATTCTCTATATAGATTTTTACTTTCTGTAAGATATGTTCATTACCAACATACCCTTCTAATGTATCGGGTCTGTATTTCTCAACCCACAATGTATTTTCTGTATTATTCATTATCTTCCGACTTCTTTTAAATATTTAGCTTTCATTTGTTCCCAACTCATACCAATAGCATCTATATAAAACAGATGTTCTGGTTTCAATCTACCTTCTGAATGTAGTTTAGTGTATCGTTTGATAGCCTTCTTCTTCCACCATCGATTAATATAATCAACACCTTCAGTAAACTTCTTTTTCATCACCAACTCATCCTCTTCAATCTCCTTACGAAGATACTCAGGTCCATTCTCATACATCATAGCGAGATATACACCTCTTTTAAAACCATGATGATACTCTGATTGTTTGATACCACATTCTTTGAATATCTGTCCAAGAATCTTTTGTTTGATACCACTCACAGGCCCACTTGCTACACCCATACTCTTACCATTACGGATTCTTTCATTCGTAATAGCAGTTTCGTACCACTCTGCTCTGTTTTCTTTAATCCATTGATGCCAAGGTTCATAGAACTTATCATCAGGTTTCAAAGATATTTTACCAGCGGATTCTCCGAGTGTTTTGAAATGTGGAATACCATTGTACTGAGAATGTATTCCATATAACGATGTTGTACCAACTGCGATTAGAGTTTGCCCATACTTTTCTTTCCAAAGGTTTCTAACTTCAGGAACAGTAGTCATCATAGCAACCAACTTCCCACCTAAAAAATTATATCCTAATGGTTGAGTACATACAATTGTAGATGCTATTGTAGTATGATTCAGTTTTCCATCTTTAAACTTATTATCCTTACTCCACCCAATGTAGTTATCTCTAACTGCCATTGATGTTACATCGGATGCTAATGAAATCTGTCCTAAGAGTTTACCACTCTTCCTATCTTTAACATTAATCTTAACGTTACGACCAGGATTAGCGGTAAATCCCATAGTGTGAATCATCTTTCTAACATAAGTCCACTTAGTAGATTCTTTGGGGTCATCTAAGATTTCAACATATGGTTCTAACTCTTCAATCTCTTTGATAGTTTGTTCCAAATTATTAATATCTTTCGGCATCCATTGTGTATCATACAATTCAGAAATCAAAGATTTATCTCTAATCATATTAGGTTCTTGCAACTCAACCCACTTTTTGTAAAGTGTTTGTTCTTCAACAGTCATTGCTGCAAGGTAATCCATATTTTCGATTAACTCTTTTCTCTGAGTATCGTAATCAAATACTGGTTTAGCCGGCTCTGTATCCCAAAAATTCATATACTTACTTTATCTCTACTAAGTAATACTTAGATGTTAAATTATCCTTCTCAAATTCGATGTTTGCTAATCCCTGCGATGAAATCTGTAGGTTAGCTGATTTAGAACCTCTATTAGCATTCAAAATCTCTTTCAAATATTTAGCTGAGAATGATATAGGTGATACATCTCCATCACATTTACATTCTACTTTCATAGAAATTCTGTTTGTGTTGATTGATGAGTACCCTAAGATAATCTCTCCCTTACCACCTTTACATTCGAATGTAAAAGTATCAGATTCACTAAGAGCTCCTTTAGATTTGATGAACTTAGATGTAAAATCATCATCTAATGTGATTTGTACATTCATCGGTGGAACTGCTTTCAAATCTGGTACTACAGGAATAACAGATAAATCTGCTAACATATAGTTTACAGAAGTTCCTTTATCAGAAAACTTAATATAAGATTCTGTTGAATCAACATCCATAGATGATTCTAATACTCCTAAGAGTGCTTTAAGTTGTGATGTTGTATAAACACCAAACTCACCATTTGGAAATTCTCCTTCTTTCGAAGTTACTTCCCCAAGTAATGTTTTATCATCTGAGATAAAACTTACCTTCATTTCTGAATCAGTAGAGGTAATCTTTACCGATTCTACTTCACCACCGAGATTATATCGGTTAATGAACTGTTCAAGACTTGCTTTCTTCATAAATTTTACTTATTATTAATTATTGTTACACAAATATACAAAAACTTTTTGAATTATCCAAATTAAAATCCAAAAAATTGTGATGCCTTAGCTAAATTCGGATTTGGTTTCTCCCAACTCATAGCTTTATAGAAATCATCTAACTTATTCTCTAACTCTTTTTGCCAAATTAAATCATAATCTATATGTTGTTCTACCAAATCCAAAATTTGTTTTGGGTCGTTATATCCCGTCAACCCAACGGAGTCTAATCCTAATGGATTAGGTTTCAAATACACCCACTTAATCTTATCACCATCTTTCATTGGTTCATATTTGTAAGCTGCTTTGAAATATTTTAATAGTTGATTGTAAGTAAGTGCTGCTTTAACATGCGCTGGTGTTCCTTTCATAAACTCTCCCAATGCTTGATTCTTAAATGTGTACTTACTCATACCTTTAACTGCTGAGTTCTTAGCTATATCGATAAAGTTTGTTTTTTCCATCTCATCTTTCTTTCTAAGAATATACTCATCAATTTTATCTTTACTCTCATCCTTTAGAATATCCATCAACACAGTACTCATAACTTCTTTAAAGTAAGTTGGGAATGATGAACGTTTTACATCCAACCCTTTTACATCTAACTTATCACAATCTACAGTATTATCATTGATAATCCATTGAGCGTATCGTTTCTTAGATACCCAAAACCCACCCTTAGCGATAGTTTCTTGTTTGATATCAAATCTATGTGAATGGATATTAAACATTTTTAATGCCATCGAATCATAAACTTTGTTGATATGTTTCTCAACTTCTTGCGCTACTTCCAAAATAGCTGGAATCATTTGTTCATCTGATGTTACATCAATTTTAGGATTACGAGCTTTTACCAAAGGAGCTGCTTCATAGAATACAGAATCAGTATCAACATATATGTTGTAATCCTTAGTTTCACCAATGTTTTTACTATAGTATTGATTAGCAATCATCTCAGTAGTTTTAATTACAGTTTGACCTGTAAGTGTTACTGCTTCTGCGTTATCAACATCATAGAATCTGAATGATGGTAATCCCAATACTCCGTAAAGGGAATTCAACATAATCTTTTGTACCAACTGTCTTTGAGCAAAAAACTTATACTTCTCATCATTACCAGCTTTACCAAACTTCTTCATTTGGTCTTTATACTCTACCCTTTTATCGAACCATACATTAAGTATCTCAGGTATAATACCAACTCTATCTTGCGAATACAACACCCCATTGGATGCTATCGATAGTTTCTGTTGTTCAATAAAGTTAACAAAGTTCTCTTTTGGCATTGATTTCGATTCTCTACCATTATCATCTACAATAGTGTAAGAATCCATCTCACTTTTCATATGTGATTCAGCAGTATAACCTTTTACCTTACCAATCTTAGTTTCAGGTGAGATATTGATACTCATAATGATTGATGGGTATAGTGATGTTAAATCCAAATCATAAACCCATTTGTAAAGACCTGGCTTTGGTTGTTTTACATATGCACCAGTAAACTTTTCTTCACCATCAGAACCATCGGCATTTTTACCCATACGTTGAGGTTTGTTGGGAGCTACCCTACCACTCCTTCTAAGGAATGTAAGAATAGCCCCTTCTAACCATTTCGATGAGAATAAGAAATCCTCATAGAAAACGTGGCCTGCATGACAGATTGCTCTAGCTAAATCAATGAATTGTAGTTTCCTATCCATATCCACTACCAACTCAACATCAACTAAGTTATACTCACAAAACTTCTCAATATCATCTCTGAATAATTGGTCAAGGTTTCCTTCATACTCAATCTTACCCCTACTCAACTCTTTTTGAGCTACTGTATCTAATCTGTAATTTGGAAGTTGGGTATATGTAAAGTTTTTATAAAGAGCGATGTAATCTAATGCAGATACTCCAGCGATTAGATATCTCTTACGATATTTGTTCCAATGAACTTTACCGATTGGTGATAATCTGTTTGCTTGTTTAGTACCTAATACTCTTTTCAATCTATTGTAGAGATATGTAACATCAAAGAAATCAATATTCCATCCCGTAATAATAGTTGGTGAAATCTCTTCCCAAGCATTTAGAAATGCTACCAACATATCTTCTTCAGTTCTAAATGAACGAACCCTAGCTCCTTTGATAGTTTTGTTTATCTCTTCACCCTCACTTAGTACATATACATAATAATCATTGGTAGCTGAATCGTGGAATGCCACAGAAGTCATTGTGTTCTCAGCCTTATCTGTATCCGGCAATCCACTATTCATCTCAACCTCAATATCAAATGTCATTACAACATGCCCATCAGATACCTCATCGGAATCCCCATACTGGTCGATTAAGAAACGAGTCATTTCATTCACATCGGATTCGTATAGTTTGAGATTATCTTCGTTTTTCCAAAAGTTAATCTTCTTTAATCTATCTCCGTGAATTGATTCATGAGAACCATTACCATCCTTTACATAGGCATAATTTCTATATTTAGATGTGAAATAACCCTTTCTATCATCCCAACAATGGAAGATACCACCTTCTTTTTCATAATATACATTTTGATACATATAGTACTATTTAATTAATCCACTCATATCCAGATTTAGTCAATCTGATATTTGGATGTGTTCTTAATCTGTTTCTGTAGATATTAAATGGGATACCCTTTCCCCAATTTAGATAAGATAATAAATTAGCTTTGGATACACTTTTTACCTTTTTTATATACTCTACAATTCTCTTATAACCATCAGCATCTTCACCAACCATTTTTAATTTAGATTCTGCTTGAACAAAGTTTGGTGCATAGTGTTTTTTAACAATAGCTTCATATGAGTTCTTTTCACCTAAAATTCTACACTTCTCTGAATATTCGTTTCTTAAAGACGTATCATCCAATACATTGTTAATCATAGTTTGGAATTCCGTATCGGTTTTAAAATATAACCCAGCATCTTCACTATATAGTGAGTAATATTCAGCATCATAGAAAACATATGGAACACCCACCGCCATACCATCAGCTGCTGAATTAGCCCAACCTGTATGATGTGATTGACCACAAACACCAACCCAACACTTTGATAGTTCGGTAAAATACCCCTGTCTATCAAATTTATCATTATAGATATATTCTCTATCTTGTGTATCTGCTAAAGGCACCCACACTTTAAAATCTTTACGTTTCTTCCAAAGTTCATCCATTTGAAGTAAAAACCAATCATAACTTTTATATGAGTTAGCCCTATGATTAAACACAATAATCTTTGGGTCTGTTTGAGCTTCTTTTCTTGGCCCCTCTACATTATCCCATCCTCTTGGCATTGCTAGTATAATATCTTTAAGTTTCTCAATATCAGAATCTGGCAAACACAATTTAGCATTTTCAATAATTGTATCTTTAACTGCTTCTGAAGTTACTCCACAAGTGTTCATAGACATCAACCCAGCATAATGGTTTCTCAATAAGCTTGAATCATACTTTGTTGTTTTTGGAATTTCAATATATGGACTATATCCAAAGAATACAGGTCTTTGATTTGTTGTATTATAAAAGTGATTTTCTAAAAGTAAAGTATGTTCGGGTAGGTAACTATACACAAAATCCCAATCTTTTGTTTTATAATCAGTTACCTTCTTTATAGCGAATGTATCAAAGTGTTGGCGCATTTCATTTGGATAAGTAGGCCATTTGAATAAAACCTGTTCAACACTTTCATATTGAAAGCCAGGCATTATTTCTGGAGTTAATATAGTAAAATGTATATCAGGTCTAAGTTTGGTCAAATGTTTTAGGATATTTGACATTATGATATAAAAACTATCTTTATAAAAATCTTTCTGAAATGTGATGTTTGGATATATCAAACATCTAAACTTATATTCCTTTGATGCAGTTGGGTCTGTAAAAAACTTACTCATACTTTATTATTTATTTATACTTACTAATATACAAAAATTATTTATAACCACCAAATTATTTACCAAAAATTTATTTCATTAGATTCTTCTGGTGCATAGGTGGTATGGTGTACAATATCTGTATTGTAATCAGATGCTGTTTTAGGATAAGGTTTAGTTTCGTGTTTTAACCTTTTATATAAATCCTTTTTCTCTTTTTTATTCTGAGCTATAATTTGGATGTATCGATGCTTTGGTGGTTCTTCTCTTCTCCAAAACTCAGTATGTCCTTCTTTACCAATCTCTCTACGAAGATGTTCTAAATTACCACTACCCCATAGATTATAAACAGTTCTACTATGAATCCAATCATACGGGTCTTTGGATAGTGAGATACCCCAATTAGGCATAAGTGCTATATCAGTTGATAACCCCTGATATATCCAATTAGTTGCTTTGTAAATACCACCAACGTGTCCTTGTCCGTTATCAGCATATGATAATAATACTTTGATGTTTTTATCGTTATCTCTAATCCATTGGAATGTTTTACCCAATGCACAACTTTCTATATTAGAACCATACCCATCATCTAAGTATAAGCGAGTTAATTCTAATATATTATCTTTTGTTAATCCATCACATACTGATGTGGGTGCTTTTGCTCCGACTGGAAACCCATAGATTGCTACACCAATTAATTTCTGAGAATTACCGAATACATCAACTTCATCAGTTTGATAATATACACCCAATGCGTATCGACAAGATGTCCATGCGTGGGTATAATGTTTCTTTACGATTATATCTTTTGCTATTGATTTAGCTATTGGTGCTACACTAACTTTAGTGGAATCACAATAATGTTTACCTTCTTCTTTCAATTGGTTCTAATTTTTTAATTTCTAATTCTATTTCGTTTTCATTTTTTGGATATGGTAAAGTTGGATGTTTTAATGTTTTAAGTAACTTCCTTCTTTCACCACCCTTTGCAAGAATGTAAACATATCGATGTTTACGAGGTTCTTTACGAATCCAAAATGGTTTATCAATCTGTTGTTGGATTTTCTTTGGGTCGTTAGTACCATAATATGGAAATATCGTTCTCCCATGCTGCCATTCCCCATCTTCACTAAACTTAAAACTCCAACTATCGTTGAATCGTAACTTATCACCTTGATAAATCCAATTCGTTGCTTGATAGATAGTTCCGTTGTGCCCCTCTTTAGGGTCTGAGTATGATATCAATCCTTTGATATGTGATGCGTTCTCTCTTAACCATTGAAAGGTTTTACCTAAGAACCAACTCTCTATATTTGAACCATAATCATCAAATACAAATACTCTAACTAATTCTAATACTTCAGTTCTATCTAATAAAGGTGTAATTGATTGACCACTCAATCTTCCGATTGGGTCTCCATAACAAGCAACACCAATAAGTTTTTCTGAAGTGTTGAAAAACTGATGTGAATCATCTTCAATATACAACCCAATAGCGTAAGATACCTTAGTCCATAGATGGGAATAGTGATTCTTTATCACTATATCTTTTGCTACGGATTTGGAAATCTTTCTTATTGATAATTTTGATGTATCACAATAATTCTTCCCTACTTCCTTCATTACTGATATTTATCGAAATCACCTACTAAGAGATGTGTCCACGTTTCATTCTTAACTATTCTACGGATGTTAGCAGGTGAAACTCCATTGTTTCTTGCCAACACTCTAACATTACGATGCCCTACTTTCCATAGTTTTCGTATTGTGTAAACTTGTTCTTCAGTTAATTTATGTTGTGGATGTGATTCACCTCTTAATGCCATACGCTTACGATTTCGTAACTTATTACTAATATACAACTTTTTTTTCAATTATCCAAATTTATTTTACTGCATTAATGTAATTTTGTTGTGGTTGAACACCAATAAATCGTTTAACTTCTGTAACACCGTCTACTAACACAACTGTTGGAATATTCCTAACTCCGTATTTTTGTGCTTTTTCATAATCTAAATCTACATCTATTTTTTCTACTTCAATATGAGATGATACCTCATTCATTATTGGTCCTAATGTTTTACACGGACCACACCATTGGGCTGAGAAATACAAATACTTCATTTTTTCTTACTCCTTTTAATTAAACAATCTAAACAACTATTTGATATTGGTAAACTGATTGGGATTTCCTTCCCACATCGTTTACATATCTTTTTAAAATTATTATCCATCACAACTTAAACAATCTGGGTCCATAGCTTGTTGAGCGATATCTCCCCTAAGAACTGATTCAGTTCTGGTATAATATAATGTTTTTACACCCTGCTTCCATGCTTCCATATGAACCGTATTCATCCACTTCGGAGTTGCCTCTGATGGGAATGCTAGGTTTAGTGAAACTGATTGGTCTATGTATTGTTGCCTAACACCAGCCTGTCTAACCAATTCTAATTGATTAATCTCTTTGAATGTTTTAAATACATCTTTTACCTTATCACACTTAGTAGTATCTATTTCACCATCTACCTTAGTTAGTTTACCATCACAATATACCCAATTATCTAATTCTTTGATATCTTGTACTGAACCACCATCTGCCATAATCTTATCCCAAGTATCTTTTGTATTGATACCTGCTTTTCTAAGTGCTTTTTCTAATTCTCTATTCTTTCTAATGAAAGTACCTTTTGCAGTTTGTTCGGTAAATACGTTTGCCGCCCAAGGTTCTATACCTGGTGAAACGTTACCTGCTAACTTAGAGTTGGATACAGTTGGAGCAACTGCTCTTAGGTGAGTATTTCTCATACCACTATCTTTACACCATAATGGTTCACCTAATTCCGCACCCATATCTCTACTTGCTCTTTCAGATTCAATCTTTAATTGTGAAAAGATTCTACGAGTTTCAAACTGAGCTGGTAGTGAATCAAATGGAATACCTTTTTGTTGTAAATATGTATGCCATCCTAATACACCTAATCCTAATGCTCTACCCTTTTCTGCTGAACGTACTGCGTTTTCGAATCCTCTCATATTCTTAGCTCTTTGTAAGAACTCTGATAAGATACCATCTAAGAACCAAGTTGCAGTATAGATTAAATCGGTATGTTTCCACTCATCGTACTTTGATAGATTAAGTGAAGATAAACAACAAACGAATGAATGTGATTCATCTGTATGTAATGTAATCTCAGAACAAATGTTAGTCATATGAACTTTCAATCCATTATCCTTATACATATCTGGGTTTGCTTTGTTGATGTTACCTTTGTACATCACATATGGTTCACCAGTTGCTTTACGTTTCTGAAGTACTTTACCCCATTTTCTACGAGCTTCTGAATCACCATCTTCTAACCTTCTCATAAACTTATCACCAACAACCACACATTGATGTAAATTCAAACATTGTCTGTTTACATCACCTTTAGGTTCTCTGATTTCAATCCACTCATCAAAATCATCATGTTCAATGTTGAGGTTAACTGATGCTGCCCCTCTTCGTACACTACCTTGATTGGTAGCTAGAATAGTAGAATCGTAAATCTTAGCGAATGGAACAACACCATCGGATGTTCCGTTTTGTGTAATATTAGAACCTGCTGGTCGAATCATATTCAAACCAACACCTACTCCACCACCATGCTTAGCGAGTAACATCATCTCTAAATTCTTAGTACCAATATCTTGGATTGAATCAGCTACATCGATTCCGAAACAACTGATTGGTAATCCTCTATCAGTACCAGTGTTTGATAAAACAGGTGTTGCTAGGTTTAACCAACCCTTCCAAATGTAATCGAAGAACTTTGTTGCCATTTGAGGTTTACCCAATCTTCGAGCAGCTGTAGTTGCTACTCTCCAATAAGCATCTTTAGGTTTTTCACCTTCCAATAAATACCCCTTTGATATTGTCTTAACGTAGATTTCTGTGTTTGCCCAAGATGGAAAATCTACGTCTATTTCCCAATCAAATTCAGCTCCAAAGTTTTTCATTCTTTTATAAACACTCCATTTTGAGTTTTCCCTTTTCTATCTTTAATTTCATTCCATGCAGCTTCTAAGCATTCTGAAGGATGTAATCCTAACTGCATTGATAAGATAATTAATGTAACGAAAGAATCTCCGATTCCATCTACTATCTCAGCTTTATCATCTTTAAGGAGAGCTCCGGCAGTTTCACCGACTTCTTCCAAAACTTTTAACATCTGCTTGGGGGCGTTATCTTTTACTAAGATACCTTTATCATCTGCCCATCCGATTACGTTTGTAATCAATTTATCAAAATCTGTCATAACTTATTTTTTTTTATTATTATTTTACCAAATATCGTTGAAATCTTCACCTTCGTTTGCCTTAGAGTAATCTGTAGGTCTTACTGCGAAGAAATCTGTATGTGTTGTTCCACCAGTTAAATGGTAGAACCAATCTAAATTAGATGCTTTGGTATCATCAAACTTAAATGTAGGTTCGTAACCTAATTCTTTTAATTTCTCATTACCTCTTTTAGAGATAAATTCTTTTAGATTATCGGATTTTAGATTTTCCAAATCACCTTGCTCAAATATCATATCAATGAACTTATGTTCCATCTCAATCATATACTTAGCTGCTTGATGTACATCATCTTTAACTTCACTATGAAGTTCTGGATATTCATTACACATCTCTCTAAATAACTGACATCCCATTTTAGAATGTAGTGATTCATCCCTTACACTCCATTTCATTTGCTGCCCAATTCCTTTCAGAAGATTTCTCATCTGAAAAGAATACAGGACTGCAAAACTACTATATAAAGATACACCTTCTGCAAATGCTGAGAATATCGCTAATGAACGGGCTACTTCTTTTCTCGCAATAGGATTCTTCTGTAAATCCTCGTGAGTCCAATCAGCAGAGGTAGCGGTTAGGAATTCAAATTTTTCTGCAATCGCAGGTTCGTGTAGGAAAGCCTCAAAATCTTCTAAACCTAATGATTCGTTTAGATATGAGTAAGCTGTGGCGTGTATTGTTTCTTGAGAACCAAACATCATCGCCATTTGTTTGATTTCGTGTTTAGGAAACCATTTGGTTACCATTGTTGTCCAATAATCAGATACAGCACATTCAGTTTGAGCAAATCCTAAAAGGATATTTCCAACCAAATGTTTCTCTGATTTATTCAGATTTTCGTTCCAATCTTTCAAATCACCTTGCATTGGTATCTCAGTATGTAACCAAAATGCTTGTGCTTGTTTTAACCACCCTTCGGTGTAATAAATTGGATATTCAAATGGTTTGAATGGTACTCTTTCTGTAAATAACTGTGTCATATTTTTGCCTTTTATTGTTTTAATTTCGTTCCGCTGGGTTATAATATATATGGTTTAAAAATCAATATCTTTATTCATTTCATTATATTTTTGTAACAAATTCTTTCTTACTAAAGTCTCCCCTTTGTTCATATCACCTTGTGTTTTTTTACCATCAATGGAGTCATCCGAATAGATATCAATCCTACCTGTACTCATATTAGCTTTTGAAGGTAAAGTCATTCCATCAGGTCCAAATCTATTTTTTATTACGTGCCATCTACCTGTACCTGCTAATTTATCCTCAATCTTCCTACTAAGTGATACTACAAAATCTGCAGTCATCAGTTTTGAGAATGAACCAGCTATAGAAGTACCAGTAATAACATCTGCTTCAGCTCCACTACGATTAATCTGAGATGCTGTAAATAACGGAACTTCGTATTCACCTGCAATACCTCTCAATCCTTCAACAATCTCTTCTAATTCTTCGTGTCGTTCTTTTCTACTATTACCTTTTAACAAATCAGCGTAATCTACTATAATCAAATCAGGAGTTTTACCTTGCAATTTAAGTTTATCCAAAGATGCTCTCATAGTATTCAATCCAGCAGATTTAGTTGGCCAATGTTTCACAACAATATCACCACTTAGTTTCTCTACTTGGTTTCGTACTTCATCTAATTCAAATTTAAGTTTAGGTACGGGTATTCCAGTCAATACTGAATCGTATCTCTGTCCTACATATCCCTCATTTAATTCTAATGTATAATGAATTACAGTCTTACCAGATTTAGCAGCTGCCATACCAACATTCACCAATGCCCAAGATTTACCAATACCCGGTGGAGCTGCAAATATTATCAATTCACCTTTACCAAAACCACCATCTACTAATTCATCTATAACAGGCCAACCACAAGGAATAACATCTCTAACAGTAGATTCGTATCTTTCAATAATGTTTTCTTTGTATTCGTGTCCAACATCAGTATCTTGTCCTGCTTTCATAGCATTATCAATCTTCGATTTAATTACATCGAATTTACCATCACTTAATAAATCTACTGATTCTAAGATAGCATTTTTGAAAGTTTGATTTTTACAGAACTCTAAAGATTGTTCTTTAACGTACTCTAAATCATCTGATTCTAAGCCATGCCAAACTTGCTTTAGGTTATCTACTATAGATTGTTTGAGAACATCTCTCTCAACCTTATCTACTTCGTTTTTAAACACATCTAATGTAGGTAGTTGTGAAAAGTTATCAAAGTGAGATAATGTTTTTGTTACTATCCACTCATTAGCATCTGAATCAAACATCTCAGGTTTAAGGATATCATACATTTGTTGTAAGAATATCCTATCTGATAATAGAGATGAGAGTATCTTTATCTGAAATGACGTACCAAATTTGTTTCCGAATTTATCCATATTTTTCAAATATACGAATTTTTATTGTAACTACCAAATTATTTTCTGGTTTGTTTGGAATATTTATCCAAATCACCCCAAGTGTTTACCAACCACGTTTCTACATTCTTAAACGCAGTGTAAAGTTTATCAACCATAAACTCTTTTTTGAATCCAAAAGAATTTAACCCGTTGATTGGTGAATCAATGATATTTCGTACATTTGATGTAATCGCTGAACCCATTATTGGGTCTGATAACTGCATTAAATCGTAATTTAATTTCAAAGTATCGGTATGTTCCAATATTTTGTTTTTCAGTTTCTCATCATCCAATTGAGATACCCTTTCAAATAAGGTATCTAATGTTAATCCATCCGATTGAAGGAAATCTAATTTGTTTATTAGTGTTTTTGGTCCGATACCCCTTACGCCAGGAATATTATCGGATTTATCACCATCAAAAATTCTATAATATACTAAGTTTTTTGATGGAACTCCATATAACTCTTTTACATCCTCTTTGTGCATAAGTTTCTTCTTAGTTGGTAGATATACTGAAATTCTATCATCTACCAATTGTAAGAAATCCTTATCAGAGGAAATTATCATAACTTCTTTTTTAAATATATGTTTGGCAGCGTATGCCATAATATCATCTGCTTCAATGTAATCAATGTAACACAAATCAACAGGTAAGAACTCTAAGTATTTGATTAACGTATTAAAGTTACGTTTCATAGATTCTGCTTGGTCTTCTAAATCTTCATACCCAACCAATCTATTAACTTTAGTTAATCCTGTTCTACCTTCTTTGTATCCCTTATACATTTTCTTTCTACGTGTCGAACCACCCTTTCCATCAAAAACTACCAACACTCTAGTTGGTTTGTTCTTACGGATAAGAGCGCCGAGGGATAACAGACAACCTGTTACCCCACCGACGTGTTCTCCATCATCATTCAGAGTTGGAACTGCTCCAAAACATCTGATGAACAAATTCAATCCATCTACAATCATAACTTTATCATTAACATTCCTTTTGGGAGTTTCTGATAATTTATTAAACATTTCTTTGTAATTAGATTTCGTGTCCTTCATCTAGCTTTGTTGTATCTGTATTTGCATTCTCAGTTGCTTCTTTGTATCCTAAGATATATGCATCACAGATTTGTTTATACATTTGTTCCTTTACCTCTGGTCTATCTTCTAAGATTTTAGTAAAACCTTTTGCTTGGAATTTAATCTCTTCTCCAGTTGATTCATCAACCCAAGTATACCAAGCACCACTTACTGTTACCAACTTATATGTTTTCATAGTGTTTAACCACGAACCATATCTATCGATACCTCTATCAAAGTAGATTTCAAAATCAACTGCTCTTAGTGGTGGGCCCATTCTGTTCTTAATAACTTGAACTCTAGTCTTAATACCAACAGTCTGGTCAACACCCCCTACTTTAGAATTGAGTTTACCCATTTGTTTCATTCTCAATCTACAAGATGCGTGAAAACCTAATGCTTTTCCACCTGATGTAGTGTAAGGGTCTCCAAATGATACTCCCATTCTAACTCTAAGTTGATTTGTAAATACAACCAATATTCTCTCTCTACCAATAAGATTTGTAATCTTTCTCATTGCTTTTGAGATAATGATTGCTTTTTGAGTAGCATAACCAGCTTGGTCATAATCAGCTGCTAACTCTACTTTAGTTGTTGCTGCCGCTACAGAGTCAACTACTATTGTTACCAATCTATTATTATCGGATTTTCTAATTGATTCGATAATTGAATCCATAGCATCAAAGATATCTTCTACTGCTTCTAAAGGTACATAAAGTAACTTTTGAGTATCAACACCTAATGCTTCTAAGAATTCTTGATTGATTGCGTTCTCTGTATCAATATACACTGCCAAACCACCCTTCTTCTGAGTATTTGCTAATGTATGTGCTGATAACAGAGATTTACCACTCGCTTCTAGTCCCGTAACCTCAACAATCCTTCCAACAGGAAATCCACCATTTGGTCGATTCGATATAGCTAAATCTAACATATCATCTCCTGTAGACACCCACTCAGTTAAGTCGGTGGGTGTCTGTTCGGAGCCATCAAGGAAGTAAGCTACTTTCGATTGTCCTTTGAACTTTTTGTTCAGGTTATCTGCTAAAATCGATGATAATTCATCTCGATTTGTTTTAGCCATAGTAACTTAGTTTTTAATTATTGAATAAATCTTCAAATGCGTCTTTTACATCTGTATTAGTTGAATTACCTACAGCAGCCGGTGCTGGTGTTGGTTGAGTAGTGTTTTGAGTAGGTTGAGCTTCCTCTTCCTTATTATCTTCACCAACTGAACCAGTTTCCATCCAAGTTTCCAATAATCCCTTCATATCATCATATGTATATTTCTTAAACATATTAGGAAGTTCAATTTGGTCTTTTACCAATTCTAAAACACTTTTATCTTCAGTAATTGGAGTTTGGTTCGGTTTAACTCTGATATAAGTTTCAGGATAGTTTTTCCCTAACTCTTTAGCAGTTTTAAACTCAACAGTGATATCTCTACCATTTGTTGGGTCTGTTAAATCACCATAATCTGGGTCTGCAAAGAAAGCAAGTAGTTCTTGATACACAGTTTTACCAAATCCCCAAAATTTGATTCCTTCAGATTCCTCACCTCTTACTAATACAGGAACATAAGTTCTCATTTTAGGAGTAAGTTGTTTTGAAAGATTCCAATCGTTTCTATCACCAGTCGATTTCAATTGGTCAGCGAACTCCACTAATGGGTCTGCCTCACCATGTGTTTGAGGTGAAAGAATATTCTTACCACCAAAGTTGTAGTGGAAAAATAGTTCGATAAATGGATTTGATGGATTGTGAACGTAAGGAACGATTCTTACTTGTTGTTTACCAGGTTTTGGTTTCCACAAATTGTCAGTTTTTGTAGTTTTCGTCTGTAAACTGTCCAGACGGTTTCGGATTGCATTTAAGTCAATTGCCATAATTTACCTTTTTTTAGTTATTATTAATTATTATTTAAACAAATATACGAAAGTTTTTTCAAACTTCCAAATTATATTTCACTTTTTATTTCAACACCACTATTTAATCCCAAGTGTTGATTTGGTTACAATATACAAAAAATATTTTAAACTACCAAATTTATTTACAACAATTACATTGGTTGTTCGAACCACAAGTCGAGCCACACTCTACTTTTGATTCACAAATACACTCTTTACAGTTACATTCTCTCATATACTATAAATATTAAAATTTTTTAATTAACATCAACTATTCTGAATAATTTAGTACCCATAATTTTGTATCCTTCACCATCGGTTAGGATTACTGAGTTACGATAGTCATTCCAATTGACTTGATATGTTTTATCCTGAACACCCCCATTTAAATCACTAATCAATCTGTTTAGAGCGTTGATTGTGTAAATAGTATTTGATTCTTTCTTTCTATGTACCATAATGG